AGATCTCCCGATCGCGGCGATGCGGTTGTACAATCCTGGTCAGCAGGGGAAAGAGCTATTACACATATGATGGAATGGCGGGCAGATCAGTTTGTGGGTACTATGGCGCACAAAGCCAGGAAGCGCTCACAGGTTAATATGGGGCCAAGGAGAAGGCCATGAGTGGATTCGAAAACACCAGCAAACGGCTTTTTAACTTTGCTGTCGGCAAGGGTTACTCAACCCGAGATGAGCGACGAAACAAAAGGATTGCTGCCGAACAGGGCAGAAAGGATGCCATGTTTGCCGGTGCAGAGCTTCCCGATGAGGAGGAGATAAAGCGCAACGAGCGGCGTAAGGCTGCTAAGCGCCGAGGTTCTCGAGTCGAAAGCATACTGACTGACCAGTTGGGCGGATGAAAGCTAAAGACATTATCGAAAGGGGTATGCAGCTCTTTTCCGAGCGCACTGCCGTTACTACGCTGTGGCAGGAACTGGCCGAGAATTTCTATCCACAAAGAGCGGACTTTACCCTGACCCGATACATTGGTGAGGAGTTCGCTAACCATTTGTACAGCTCCTATCCTCTACTTGTGCACAGGGAGTTGTCCAATTCCTTCGCCGCCATGTTAAGGCCCAGACGCAAGGACTGGTTTGCAGTCTCAGTGGATCAGGAGGAGGACTTATCCAAGGGCGCTAAGGAGTGGCTACAGTGGGCCACGGCGAGGATGAAACGCGCCATGTACGATCGAAAGGCGCAGTTTATTCGCGCTACCACTGAGGCCGATGCTGACTTTGCTGCATTCGGTCAATGTCTTATTTCCCGCGAGATGAACTGGGCAACCAGAGTGCCGCACCTGTTATATCGCTGCTGGCATCTTCGTGATGCTGCATGGTCGGAGATGGCTGATGGCTCGATCGGTGAAATCTATATCAAGTGGAAGCCGACCATCAAACAGCTCAAAGAGCAATTCGGTGATGATCGCCTACACGCGCTACATGCAGCCAAAAAAGGTGGTGACACTCTCTCCAAAGCCGATTGCATGAGGCTTGCGGTAAGCGGTGATGTGTACAAAGGCCAGAACGACAAGTTTGCATCTGAGATCGAAAATGGCATGTCCTGGGTGCTGGTTTATCTGGACGTGCTCAATGCACATATAATTCACGAAATGGTGGTTCCCTCTCACGGTCTGGTTCTGCCACGGTGGCAGACTGTGTCGGGCTCGCAATATGCGTACTCTCCTGCCACTGTGGCGGGCCTTCCTGATGCAAGGCTGTTGCAGGCCATGACCCTGACCTTACTGGAGGCCGGCGAGATATCAGTACGTCCGCCAATGATCGCCACACAGGATGCTATCAGGGGCGATATCCAGCTTTATTCCGGTGGTATTACCTGGGCAGACTTTGAATACGATGAGCGTAAAGGTGATGTGCTAAGGCCCATCAATCAGGATCGCCGCGGTCTGCCGATGGGCTATGAGGTTCAGGATCAGCAAAAGCAAATGCTGGCTGATGCGTTCTACATCAATAAACTGACCCTGCCTCCTCCCGAGGGAGATATGACAGCGTTCGAGGTTGGCCAGCGTGTTGAGGAGTATGTCCGAGCAGCGCTACCCCTTTTCGAGCCGATGGAACATGAGTACAACGGCCAGCTCTGTGAGGACACTTTTGATGCTCTTTTGCGTGCTGGTCATTTCGGTTCAGTGCAGGATATTCCTCAGGATCTGCAAGGCCGGGACGTGCATTTCAAATTCGTATCCCCCCTGCATGATGCCCACGATCGCAAGGATGCAAGTGTGTTCCTCGAGTCTGCTGATCTTATCGAGCGGGCAATGCAAATGGATCCGACTGCCATTGCGCACATGGATGTCGGCATGAGCTTAAGAGATGCACTCACAGGTATCGGGCTTCAAGAGGAACGGCTGCGCTCTGATGCCGAGGTTAAAGAGATGGTTGAGCAGGCACAGGCCATGCAGGAAGCTGCAGAGACCTCGCAAGTAGCGGAAAGTGCCGCTGGTGCTACGGCGAATTTCGCCAAGGCTGAAAAAGATATGGCAAACGCCTGAGGAGAAATTTATGTATCTGGCAATCAGTAAACGAGTCGTTACCACAGCCAAGTCCAAGCACAAGGTTTTGCGCAATATCACGGTGGAGAAAAGCGAGAAAAAGGTGGCGCAAAAAGATCCTGATGTCGATTACTATGAGATCACGGTGGACAAGAACCTCAAGCCATCACTGGCGACACTAAATGTTGGCGGCAAGGCGGCCAAGAAAAAGAGTAAGAAAAAGGGCAAATGATTCAAGACACTATTGGCGAGTGCATACCGCATAAGGATCCGCTGGAGCGCCCTGATTATATAGAGGCTGAGGTACAGGCCTTGCGGGCGATATGGAATGGTGTTGCTACTGAGCACCAGCAGCGCATGGCGCTTGATTTTATGATCCGCGCCTTCGGCACACACGATACCAGCTTTAGACCACAGAGCCAGTATTTGACTGCTTTTGCCGAGGGTCGTAGATTTGCAGGAACCACTTTGGTATGGATGCTAAAGGCAGCCCCGACAAGGACTGATCCAGACAAAATAGCGACAAGGAATATGGACAATGAGTGACGACGACCAGAACAACGATCAAAACGAGGATACCAGTGGCGCCTGGAAAGAAGCGCTGGCCGGCGACAATAGCGAGCGACTGGAGGCTCTGGGCAAGTTTGATTCTGCTGACAAGTTTTTAGAGCACTACGATGGCATGGAAAATCGTAACTGGCGCGATGAATACGCTGGCGATGATGACAAGTTCAAAAGTGAACTGGAACGCTTTTCCACACCTGAGGACATGGGCAAGGCTTATCGTGAGGGTAGAGCCAAGATATCAAGCGGTGCGATGACTGAGCTGCCAGGAGAGAACGCCACCGAGGACGACATCAAGGTTTATCGTGAGGCCAATGGCATCCCCTTGGAGGCTGATGGCTACATGGAGAATTTACCGGATGGCCTTGTGGTCGGTGAGGATGACAAGGAGATTATGAGCGATTTCATGCAGACGCTACATAAGCAGCATGTCTTGCCTACGGTGGCTCATTCGGTGATCGAGTGGTACAACAATTTTGCCGAGCAGCAGCAGGACGCTATTGCCGGCATGGATGCCGAGCACCACAGGGAATCGGAAGATAGCTTGCGGCAAACCTGGGGCGGTGATTACCGCGCCAATGTCAATCTGGTAGGAGCTTTGATCGAGGGTGCTTTCTCCAAAGAGGGCAAGGACATCTTTATCAATGCCAGAGACAAGGACGGCCGCGGTTTGATGAACATTCCCGGCGTCATGGAGGGCTTGGCGGATATCGGTCGAAAATGGAATCCGGCAGCGCAATTGAACTCGCCGGGTGCGGCGGATCCGCAAAAAACCCTGACTGATGAGCTGGCAGAGATTTCTGCTTTCCGCAAGAAAGATCGTGCTGCCTATTTCAAGGATGAGAAAATGCAGGCCAGAGAGCGGCAGTTGCTCGAGATTCAGGCTCAGCACAAGGAAAGAAGCGCTGCATAAGGAGATGCGTTATGGGAGGTTTGTTTTTACCGAACAGTCCCGGTGGTCTGGTGAGGCGGCATATCAAGAACCTTGACAGGGAGTTTGGCGGCAGCAGCAGCGGGCCTGCCGGTCCTGGCGGTTCCGAGCAATATACCGGCATCCCTGTAGGGGAAAGGCCTGATGGTGCCAGACGCGGTAGCCAGAAAAGAGCCATTAAAGCAAGCCTTGGAAAAACCGATCAGATACAAAAACTTGGCCCCTTTAGTCGCACGACTCCTCGGGTAAGACGCAAGGTAGCTGGCTGATGCCATTCAAGAAAACAGGCAAAAACAGCTACCGATCACCCTCTGGGCGCAAGTTCACAAAGTCCCAGGTAGCGCTCTACTACGCCCGTGGAGGTTTTAAGAAGGCCGCAAAAAAGGCCAAAGGCTATTGATGTAACTTAGTTACATATGCGAAAATACTGCGGCCATGATTACCGCAGAACGTCTAAAAGAAGTCCTCACGTATCATACTGATACTGGTTTATTTACTCGCAATCGAGAATTTGGTGGCTGGAAAGCTGGTGGCGTAGCTGGCTGCGTTAAGCCGGATGGCTATAGATGGATACGAATAGATAACATTCAGTACACGGCAAGCAGACTGGTTTGGTTTTGCTGTCATGGTGTTTGGCCAAATCATCACATAGATCACAAAAATAACGACAGAGACGATAACAGAATCGAGAATCTCCGCGAATGCTGCCCGTCAGAAAATCTCGCGAATCAGCGCTTGAGTTCCAGAAACAAAAGCGGCTTTAAGGGCGTTTCTTGGTCAAAAAGAGATGAAAAGTGGTATGCGTCAATCAAGGTTATGGGCAAAAGCCACAATCTTGGGCATTACGACGATCCAAAAGATGCCCACGCCGCATACTGTAAAGCAGCAAAGAAATACTTTGGTGAGTTTGCAAAAATAGAATAACTTGCTATTATCGGCTCGCGGTCAACCTATCATTCGATAGCGCCGCAAACAACGTACCACTTGTTTGGCGCCAGCCGAACGTGTAAGCGGTCCCTTGACAGGTCAACCCGCAAGCGCCTCGCCAGGTTAACCCAAAAATGTGGAATGTTTTGCATTCTATTTTTTTGAGGAGAATCTGCTATGGCGGAGACGGCATTCCAAATTCAATATCGTCAAGAATTTATTGACGGTTTCGAGCAGCTCGAGAGTTTGCTTCGCTCTTATGTGACCACAGAGGCGGTCATTAAGGGCAATCAGGCA